CATTCTTCCGCGGGGAACTTGGCGAGGGGGCCAAGTTGCCTCCCGCCTGACGGGGCCCCGTAGCCGTCGGTTGTGTCTGTTGTGGCAAGACGCCCCACTTCGAGCTCCTCCGAGCCGAGGTGAAGCGATTCCCACGGACCGACGGTGAGTCCCATGACCGGCAATTGGTTAGAGTTGCTGGCATCGAACAGACCGGTGTGTTCCAATCTACCACCCATAGCGACTGCCCCGAGAACCAGATACGTGCAATGGTTTCTCGAGTAGCCGGCGTCGTGCCACTCCCGACGGGGATTGGTTTGAAAAGACTTCGCATGACGGCGAAGCTTGTGGCTAACCACTTGCCAAAAACCGAAGCTAACGATTTTGCGGAGATGCCCGCACGTTACACCGGCGCTAAACAACGTAGGTACCTGAAAGCGTTGGATGAGTTCCTCTCCTTTGGGATTACCAGTCGGGACGCTAAGATCAAGATGTTCGTCAAAGCTGAGCGCTTCGACGGACACGCTAAGCGTAACCCAGACCCACGCGCAATCCAGTTTAGGGATCCGAAGTATTGCGTCGCCCTTGGCGCATATCTCCACCCCATTGAACACCACATCTATTCGTTTAGGTGGGCGTCTGCTGGAGTGCCTGAATCGCGGAACGTTGCTAAAGGCCTCAATAGTGTGGAACGAGCAGAGCTTTTCATTCACAAGGCCGCCGCGTTTGTCAATCCTAGGTTCGTCTGCATGGACGCCTCTAGATTCGACAAGCACGTGAGTGAAGAGTTGTTGCGGATCGAGCACTCGGTTTACTTAAACTCCAACAACAGCGTGTTTTTCCAAAAGCTGTTGGGTTGGCAACTGAAGAACAAGTGTTACTCAAACCTCGGGTTTGTATACGAGGTGCGCGGTCGTCGTATGAGCGGTGACATGAACACGGCAGCTGGTAACTGCCTGTTGATGCTCATCATGATGATCTGTTGTATGCGCGAATTGGGAATCACTAAGTGGGACTGTCTTGATGACGGCGATGATATTGTGGTAATCGTTGAGAAAGACAGCTTGGAGGCCTTAATCTCCGGTGCAGCGAAGGAGTTCCTGCACTACGGCATGGAGATGAAGGTGGAGTTACCCACACAGCACATTCATGAGGTGGTGTTCTGCCAGAGCTCGATTATCGAGTTTAGGCCCGAACGCTTTAAGTTTGTTCGTGACTATAGGTTGGTCATGAGCAAAGCCTTGTCAGGCGTTAGACATTGGGAAGACGACAATTACCGCGTTAAGGTACTCAAGGCCATCGGCACGTGTGAACTCGTGTTGAACTTGGGTGTCCCGGTTCTGCAAGCTTACGCCGTCGCTATTCTCAGAAATAGCGGCGGTGCGGCTCGAGTCGATCTGAAGTACGCACCGGAGTATCTGAGCCTCCGAACCAACCGTGAGCTTAAGTTGCTAGGCATTACTGCCTCCGACATTAGGCCCCAACCAATCACCTCGCGCGCTCGCGCCACTTTCGCGGAAGCGTTCAAGCTCGGCGAAGCTGACCAGGTTATCCTGGAGGCACGCCTCGATCGCTGGACCTTTCCCGTCAGCGGACTGTTACGTTATGGCCACGAGTGGGAGGAACACGATTGGATCGCGAACCAGTCGACTTACGAGCTGAACCGCTCGTGAGGTTTAATGTCGAATCCTAAGAAATCCACTAAACGCAAGCGGAAGGCACCTGCCAGTGCTAACCGCAAGACTCCGGGTGGGAGAGTCTCTAATCCAACCTACCGCTCTCGAGGTCCTACTAGAGCTGAAATTGAAGCCGTTTGCAGTGTCACTGATCCTTTCTGTGCCGCTGCGAACGGGGCCAAACTACCGGACCAATCGAACATTCGAACTCTCGCTTACCCTGTCCACGGCCGGACCACCATCTCGTCCGACGCGGCGGGAGTCGGCGCGAAATTGTTTGTTCCCAACTTCTACTACGATCCAGACATCGTAGCCACTTACTCCGCTGGTGCCTACAACTACACAGCTCCGTCGCTGAATGATGCGTCGCGGCTGAGTGGGGTTTCCAAATGGAGATTAGTTTCGTGGGGCCTCAAGCTCAACAAAACGGTGTCCCCGCTTAATGCGGGAGGTATGGTCCGCATTCGCGGATATGCCATGCAGTCTGGAGCGTCGCTAGACGTTTTACCCGTTTTTAGCTACTCTGGAGCTTCCTTCTCTGCGGACATCCCAGTGTCGGAATGCACCGGAGTGTGTGTGATTGGGCAGAAAATTGGCCCGGAAGCCGACTTTTTCTACTCAAGCGCAGCTGTTACTCCCTCATCGGATTTGACAGCCTACACGGGTTGCAATTGGTCCAGTATCCAAATATCCGTTGACGGTTGCACCGTCAACATCGGCGTTTTGGACGTCGAATACGTCATGAATTTTGAAGTGACCTTCGACGATACGGTGTCTTCCTCTATTCTAGCAACCAAACCTCCCCAGT